TGCTATTGCGGGACGTCATAGACTCTACATCTATGACGTCTTTTTTTGCATTTTTGCCGTAAAGTCAACGATTTGCGCCGCACCAAAGCGCGCGGCAAGGATCGGCCCCATCGCAATGCTCTAATTATAATATTCCATCGTTCGGTTCAATCCGGTTCGGTTCAATCCGGTTCGTCCGGTTCGGTTCAATCCGGTTCGTCCGGTTCGGTTCAATCCGGTTCGTCCGGTTCGGTTCAATCCGGTTCGTCCGGTTCAATTCAATCCGGTTTGGTTCGATCCGGGTTCAATCCGGTTCGGTTTGGTTCAGTCGGTATTCCATACAGTCAAAAAGGGGGGGGATTTGAGGAAGACGATAGAACGCTGTTTCCTCTCCGTAGCGTGACCGAACTTTAGAGATTTAGGCTCTCTATGTATATATTGGCGGGCGTTTAGGGTGAGATATGACGGCGTTGTCGGCGGCCTGCAATTTTGGTTTCTACAGCATGTAGAATATTTCTATTACTATATATGTGTTATATGCGCCATACTGTTTTTTGCAATGCATTATATGCGCTATATATGCGCCTTTCCTTGCCTGCAATACCTTTGATTTTCATATGAATATCATATGAATTTCATATGAATTTCATATGAAAAACATATGGAAAATGAAAATATAAATATAAATATAATTATAATTATAATATTTTTTATTATATTAGGTCTTGACAAATAAGAAATGTGCTGATATATATGCTTATAAAAGCAATGGAGGTATTTATGAGAAAAAAGAAGACGTCTTATCTGAAGAAGGTTGATGTGTTCATGCCTGCCGATATTTGCGAGAAGCTGGATAAATTGTCTGCACTTGGTCTGAATAAGTCAGCGATTATAAGGACGGCATTGGATGTTTATTTAAAGAATAATTTGGAAAAAGACCTGCTTGAACTTGCAAAGGATGTGAAAAATGGATAATGTTATATTGGTGGCTACAGGAACGTATGTTATTTTGGGGAAGGTGAAGGAGCTTGGGGAGAAGATTGTGCTTGAGGAGCCGAGGTTATATTTGTTTGACTCCAAACAGCACGGTGTAATGAAGATGCCCGACTCTCCAGATACGATTACGCTGAATGGGTATTTATTTTATTATCCAATCAGCGGAGATGTTCTTGATATGTATGTTAAGCACACATCAAAGATAGTTCTTGAACCTGAAATTGTATAAGGAGGTTTATATGTCTAAGAGATGGATTCAGGAAGCAACCGACAGGATGAGGAAGAAAGGAACTATCGGGAAGTTTGGAAAGGCTACCAGGGAAAAAATAGCTAAAGCCAAGAAAAAGGGTGGTATTGCAAAGAAACGTGCTCTTTTCGCCGAGAGGATGAAGGAGATTGCAAAGAAAAGAAAATGACATGTTTATGTCCGTTTGCTGGCAGTCGCAGATGCTTTGAGTGCTGCAACAATGCCTCCAGAATAAGGGTTAATTCGTTGAGCAAGAATATGTTCTATTACACTGACAATAAAATGATGTTTGTGAGAAGGTATAAAAATGGCTCGTCCAAGTGAAGCGAAAATTGATAAAATCAAACTCCTGCAATTAAGACAAGAAAGCAAATCCATCAAATATTGTGCAGACTATTTCGGAACATCAGAAGCAGCTATTCGCCATGCCCTCTACAGGATTCGTAAGGAAATCAGAGAGACTCCAACGGAAGATATGATTGGCGGAAATAACATTGATGCGATGAAACAACTCAGTGATATAAATGCCAATATTATCAGTCAATTAGAAAAGTGTAATAAACTTTTGGTGCGTGAGGATGCTAAAGTCAAACAGATTGATGAGCTGTCTAGTATTCTAGAACAGAATCCCAATGACACTGAAGCAAGGATACGTCTTGAGCGGCTGATGGATTCCAATCTGAAAACCACGCTTGCTATCCAGAACAACATGATTAATATTTCAGCTGAAATAAGAAAGCAGATAGAGTTGCAGTTGAAGATAGCAGAGGCGTTGTATAATATTCAAATGATTTCTGAATTTCAGAATGAAGTCATTAGTATAATCAAGAGTGTTGACAATATAGCCGCTGAAACCATTATTGCACGTCTCAAAGAACGGAGAATGTTGAGGGGGTTGGTGAAACTTACATGAACTCCAAAGAATTGCGAAAGCAAGAGATGTTGAATAGTCTTATCAATCTTATTTCCAAGGAGACTTCGCTCTCTGAAATTGAAACACCTCCACTCTGGGAGTGGGTCACACGTGAAAGCATTATGCTGGATGGGAGACAATTCAGTTATAAAAAACATGAATACCTTATTGAACCATACAAGGACATGCATCCTTGGCAGGTGGAGATGAAAGCCACACAGTTGGGTCTGACTTCAAAAGCTCTGTTGAGGACTGTTTACGGGTGCAGATATGGAGATTATAGAGGTATTCTGTATTTGTTCCCGTCTAGGACGGATGTTACTGACCTCTCAAAAACAAGACTGAATCCACTGATTGAAGATAATCCAGACACAATTGGACAATGGATTGCGGAAACAGACTCTGCCAATGTCAAGAAAATCTGGAACTCATACCTGTATCTTCGTGGAATGAAATCACGTGTCGGGTTAAAGTCTGTTCCGATAGATTTCGCAATTTTTGATGAACTTGATGAAGCTCCGCAGAATGCTGTTGATATGGCGATGGAGCGAATGGCGCATTCCGACATAGCGCACGTTATGTTCCTGTCAAACCCGACACTTCCAGATTATGGAATAGATAAACTATTTCAGGAGACAGACCAGCAGTATTGGCTATTAAAATGCGAGAAATGTAATGAATATAATAATTTAGTCGAAACATTCCCAGACTGCTTGCGGTCTTATCGTGGCAAAGTCTATCGTGCATGTATTAAGTGCGGCGGAGAACTGAACCCTGCGATTGGAGAATGGGTCGCCAAGCGTCCCTCAATAACCGAGAAGCGTGGGAGGCAATATTCACAGTTATACTCACAGTCAAAGGCTAATTCACCCGAGGCCATTCTGCATAAATTCAACACAACAAATAATCTGACTGATTTTTACAACCTTAAACTTGGGTTACCGTATGTTGATGCTGCGAACAGACTATCAATACAAGAGGTGCTTGATTGCTGTGAGAATTACGGAATAGAATCGAGTTCTAATGAGGGAACGTATATGGGGGTTGACCAAGGCGCACAGTTGCATGTTGTTATAGGAAAAAGGGGAGAACCGAAGGATAAAATAATATATGTTGGAAAATTAATTGGAAATAATGAAGATGATAAAACCGATTACAGTGGATGGAAAGAACTTGAAGAATTGATGAAAAGATTTAAGGTTATGAGATGTGTTATTGACGCTCTTCCAAATACAAAGAATGCGAGAATATTTTCTGAAAGATTTTGGGGAAAAGTATTTCTTTGTTACTACAATGAACACCAGAGGGGAAATTACAGGTGGAATGAAAAAGATATGGTCGTCTATGCCAATAGAACTGAATCACTCGATGCTTCTCATAGGGAGATAGTAGAGCAGAACGTGGTGCTTCCGAGAAAATCTGATACTATTCTTGAGTTTGCTGAACACATGCATAATGTAGCAAAACGTATTGAAACCGATGATGAAAGCGGAAGCTCACGATATGTTTATGTTAAATTAGGAGATGACCATTACAGGCATGCCTACAATTATGAGTGTATGGCGAGACATGATGCGCCAGAATTAATGTTTCCGATGCTTTAGGAGGGAAGTATGATTGGAGGGTTAAGTTGGAATGAAAACGGAAATCCAGCGTATTGTTGTTTGATTCACAGGGTAACACAGCCTGTAGAGAAATACATGGAAGAGATGTCGCACTTTGAGTTATATGACGAATACAAGGATGATTCACTGATGGAACTTCTGGAGCAGCTTCCGACAGACCGTATTAGCTGTATCTATGCCCCAAAGGGCAAATTTTATGCAACCTACATACAGGATTTTAATAAGTGGAGAAGGTCTAATGGGAATATATTATTGAGACCTTCCAGTGTTTCATCATTCGAGGCTGGTGTTCTTAAAATAAGAGATATGCTAAATAATAATGAACTCCGTATAAAAGAAGACAGTATTTTGATGGCTCAATTAAAGATATTTTCAAAGCAGAGTCTTAAGGAAAATGATGCGTTCTATGCAATTAAAGCCATGACCTATGTTATCAATGGATACAACAGAACAACAGTTAATGAGGAGGAGAATGTGCCACGACTTTGTGCGTGGTATTAAGGTATTGACAAATATTTACTTTATTGCTATATATTGTCATCCGTAGCGTAGCAATACAGACTATTAAAGGTGGATACAATAGCCCACCGAGGAGGGAAAGATGAGTAAGAAAAAAGAAAAGATGTTGGATGAACAGGAGAGAGAGGAAGAACTGGAGGCGGAAGATAGCGGTCCCGAAGATGATGAGCCTGATGAAACCCCAGATACTGATGTTGGTGATGGCGGTGAGACCTATATAGAGCCACAACCACCCAATGATGAATCTGCGGAGATTCTGCAACAGAAACTCAAGACTCTTATGGGAAAATACAACGCAGAAGTTCCACGTCTCGCATCTGAAGCAAAGCAGTGGAAAGAACATGCCATAGCGCTTGCTGAAAGGGTTACGCAGCTTGAGCAGAACCTGAAGGAGCTTGAAACACAATCAAGAACCTTGAATGCTGATGCCGAGTTGCAGACATTGGTTAATGAATATCCAGAGATTGGTTCTTATATCAAGAAACTGGAAGAGAACCATCGCAAGGAGATTGCTGAATTAACCAAACAGCTTGATGAAAAACTCAATGGCACTATCAATGAAGTTAAGAGAGATGTTGCCATCACACGAGAAGAGAGTTTTGATAAAGCTATGGCATCGCTTGGCGTTCCAAACTGGAGGGAGATTGACAATATGCCGGAATTTGGGCAGTGGCTTTCACAGCCTGCTGATTATGGCAGATATACAAAACTCCAGTTGTTACAGGATGCTGCAAGAGCTTTGGATGCAAAGGCGTGTGCAAAATTCTTCCTTGATTTTATCAGGGAAAATCCCTCTCTGTTTCAAGGGTCGCAAGACGACAAGAGAAATATTTCACCGTCAAGAGCCTCTCATGGCGTTAGGGGTGGTTCTTCGGCGAATACTAAACTTACCAAAGAGATGTATGTTGAGTTTATGCGGGAATCTGCAAAGGGGCGTTTCAATCCTGCTAAATGGGGCGGTAAAACCGAACAACAAGTTGAAGCGATGTTCGATGCCGCTATAGCAGCTGGAACGCTTGAATAGCATAAACCAAGCAACTCTTTTTTGGTAATATACACAAACAAAGGAGGAGTTATGCCGAGAGTTGCTGGGCATCCAGACTATTCCAGTTCAGGGACGAGTAAATTTAACCCGGCTGTTTGGTCGTCAAAGATTGCCAAGAAATATTATAAGCGGACGGTGTTGACTGCTATTACCAACACCGATTATGAAGGTGAAATCAAGAAACAGGGCGATAAAGTTTATATTCGCACAGTTCCTGATGTCACGGTCTTTGAACATAAGAGAGGTATGAGTCTGCCTAAACAGCGTCCCGAATCTCCTTATATTGAGATGGAGATTAATCGTGGATATGGCTGGAACATTCTGCTGGATGATGTTGATAAAATTCAGAGCGACATTGACCTGCTGAATAAATACACCTCTGATGCTGCCAAGCAGATTGATATTCAGGTTGACAGAGCACTTCTGGGTTCGGTATATGCGGATGCAGATTCTTCCAACAAAGGGGCTACGGCTGGAAAAGTATCTGCTGCGTATAACCTTGGAGCTTTTGGTTCTCCTGTTCAGATTACATCCGAGAAGGTTATTGATTATATCGTAACCTGTGGCGGTATTCTGGACGAGAACGATGTTCCCGATGAAGACCGCTGGATGGTCATTCCTTCGTGGATGTCCGTTCTGCTCAAGAGTTCTGACCTGAAAGATGCCTCGATGATGGCTGACCCCAAGTCAGTTCTGCGTAGTGGATTGCTCGGAATGCTTGACAGATTTGTCATTTACCAGAGCAATAGCGTTGCCCGTGTTGCTGATGGTTCCTATACCGGATATTATGTGTTGTTTGGGAATAAGGATGCCATTAGTTTCGCTAATCAATTTACGAAAACAGAATCCCTGCGTTCCACTGAATCGTTTGACACCATTGTGCGTGGTCTGATGATTTGTGACTGGAAGGTTATTAAACCTGAAGCGTTGGGCGTTCTGTATTGTCGTAAGTAAGGAGGGAATATGGCTACTATTAATATGCTTGACAGCGAAAATGTCGGTTATGAAATTCCTTACGGCTTGGAAAGGATGGGAATTAAACGCAATAGGATTGACTTTTCCAAAACAGGCGTAACGAATACCAAGGCAGATGTTATTCAGGCACTCCCTATTGGAAGAGGCCAGTATGTGATGAATGTATGGGTGTATGTTGTTAGTGGTGAATCTACCAATACGACTGCAACCATATCGGTCGGCATTAGCACGGATGATGACCTATTTATCACTTCTTCCACCATTGCGAGTTCCGGCACATTATTGCCGATGAATGGGGCTGCAAAAGCGTTGCAGGGCACATACTTTACAGCTAATGGGTCTATTGACATTCTCGTTGGCACAGCCGCATTCACTGATGCGATTGTGGATGTTTATGCGTTGGTGTTAGACCTCAATCCGACTAAAAACCTGTCGTAAACCAGTAGGCGGGGGGAGCTAACAACTCTCCCCGTCAACTTAATTTTGTGTCTTGGAGCTATTATATGAATATGTTGAGAAGCAAGAAGACAGGGGAAATATTTCCGTATCATCCAATTTTAGCACAACGTCCCGATATGGAAGAGATTCAATCAACCGAAACCGATAAACAGAAAAAATCTTTATA